GTTCAGCATGTGGAACGGCAATAGTGCATGAGTTCGTTGATGAAGTGCCGACCCAACCGGCGGCACCGAAAATTGAAGGACAAGGAGCATAAGCTAACCAATGCCACTGACAGTTGTACCAGATAGACAAGTAGAGTTAGACCCCGTAACAAGTCAAAATGTTCGAGTGCAAAAGCTCGACCCCGCATTTATATTAAGAGATACGGGTATTGCTTTACCAGGGGGGTTATACAGACTCGCCCATGATAGTACACTGACGCGCTTGCAGTTACTTAGAAACAAAGCTGTCGCGGGTGATTTCTCTGATTTTGAATCTATTGTGCAAGTTTTACCCAACGCTACCGCTTCTCAGCTACAGCTTCCGCGTGTATGGACGGGACGTTGGCTTACTTTTGGTAGCTCCTATACTGTGGCGACTGTTGATTCGTTCGATAATCTATCTTTGTTTGTTGAAGCAGGAAGTGGAAGACTGGCATTTGCGGATAGTGGCGTTGCCAGGATACTTGCCCACACAGTTGACACCGTGAATCACCGCATCTCATCCGCGACCCCCGCATTTGAACTGCGGGATACCGACCAAGCTCTCCCGAACGGACTGTGGCGAATCCGACAGGACGAACTCAAGGTGAGAATCGAGCGCAACACGGCTGCTGGGGGAGACTTCTCAACAGACCAAGACCACATGAACATCATCAACAACCCAACCGGCAACGAAGTTGCGGTGGAGATTTTTGGCACTATGACGTTGTTCTCGCTTGGGACGGCGGGTTCTCCGGCGGTGCGGTTCGAGGATGCGGTTACAGCAGTAAACGCTACACCCAAGTCCATCTACCGAAACTCTGTAGACAGCAGACCCCACTGGACAACGACGGCGCATGTGTTCCCTGGTGGGCCGGCGGACGAGCGGGTTATTGCATTTCACGAAGACATGGTAGTGCGCGAGACCCCTTCCGGCGCTGTGGATGGTGTAAACGTAACCTTCACATTGGCGTTCACTCCGGTTACTGGTAAAGAGCAAGTGTACCTGAACGGTATCTTGCAGGATGCTGGGGCTACCAACGACTACACGATTTCCGGTGTGACCATCACCTACAACACGGCTCCGGTTTCTGGCGACAAATTGCGCGTAAGCTACATCTACAAATCGTAAAGGAGATAATTATGGTTGATGCAATCGTAGCTGTCTTAGCTGTGGCAGCGTTCATGTGGGCGTTTGGTTCGGCTGGTCTTCGCTGGTGGGTGTGGTTTTGGGCGGGGATGACCGGACTGCTCGCGCTGTTTGAACTCGCGTCCAAGCTCGAAACGGGGCGAACGTTGAGCCAGCAGTTTTGGGCGTACTCCCTGAATCACCACGCGGGCGCATGGATGCTTGCCGGACTGGTAGCAGCGGGCGGAATCGGGTTAGCCGCACACCTGCTCTGGAAGATTATTAGGTAAGGAGAGAATATGAAACGTAAACGAAGCGCGACCCTTGAGGAAAGGGTTACAACGTTAGAAACCGAACTCCCACATATCTACAGGGAGTTGAAAGAAATCAAAAAGCAGATAACGAACGACATCCCACACCAGATTGCGGCATTGGAGGACTCGGTGGAGAAAATCGGGCGGCGCTATGGCGACCTTGATGCAGTCTCCCGCTTTCTATCAGTGTGTGTCAAAGGTGTGGCGTTGCTGCTGGGCGTATTATGGAGTTGGAGGCAGTTGTTCGGAGGTAAATAATGGACGCCGCCACGATGACGAAGCTCCGAGACCTGATAACGCAGTTGGAAAAGCTGCGCCGGACTAAGGTGCCCTCGGACTATGCCTACGGGCAGCGCGGACGAAACGAGAATGGACGGGTGGGTGGAAAACTTGGAATTACCGCCCCAGGCAATGACCCCGACAACCCCAGGCTTGTATTCCCGATTGGGGAGGTCTAACGGCGAGACATGATAAATGCAACAGACCTTAACACAAGAACAGCAGCAAGCGGTTGTGTCATTGTACCATGCGAACGCAACGGTCAACGAAATCGCGCAGAAAACGGGCCTCGACCCGAAGGCGGTACTGTTCTATCTTACAGGGCAGGGCTTGTGGAGCGAGTTTTGCAGTGGATGTGTTCTAAAGCGGTGCTACGATTGTCGGGGGCTGTCAGAACTTGGTAAGCCCATCTCAATTCAGGACGAAGTAAACTTATTGGCAACGTTGAGAAAGCCGAGGGCAACCAATGACAGACAAGCAACTTGAGCAGAAGGTCAAGGCGGCAATCCAGAAGTGGGCAGCAGCCCTGGGCATTAGTGATTACACCTACACGATTGAGCTTTGCACTGACAGGAAACTCCGTGGCAACTACGCGGAGGTCAACACGGATGACGAGACGCGAGAGGTTACGGTATCCATGAATAAGCACCGACTCTCCCGCGAACCGAACGAGCTTGAGAAAACAGTGGTACACGAACTTTTACACACACGGCTAAATGAATACGCCGAACACGCAATTACCATCATAAACGAATACGTAACAAGCCCAAAGACCAAACACCTACTTGGAAAACAGCTTGAGAGACTTGAACACAAGGTCGTCGTGGCGCTGACAGATGCGTTGACGCGAAAAGGAGATTAAATGGGACTGTATGACATGCTGAAACCAGAGGCGAAGAACGCGGAACAACTGGTGAAATCTGCCCAGGAGTTTATGTTCCGGTTTGCGTCAGGGCTGAAGAAGAAAGAGGACGAAGACCGACCGGAGCCGGAACCGCGCAAGGGTATTTGGCGCTTTCTGAACACGGTTACGAACAAGAAACAACAGCGGACGTTTCAACTCAACGCTGCTACGCTCAAGAGGCTGGCGAATAGCGACCCCGTTACGTGGTCAATTCGCCGAACCATCAAGTCCCTGGTCAACCAGGCAGAGTGGGACATCGTGGTGGACACGGAGAAAACCGAGAACGAGTTGGACAGGTGGGAAGACCTGGCACTCTCCTACGTATCGCCGTATGCTGTGAAAACCGAGAGCGCAGTGGACTTCACGACCAAGCACGTTGAGCCGAAGCTGGCGAAGGAACTTAAGAGCAAGTTGAAAGAGATTTACGACTCCCCGTTGGCGGAGCCGGAGAAAAAGAAGGCAATTCGTTGGTGTTTCGAGTCAGCCACCCGTCAGGTAAAGGAAGTGGCGGAAGGACACAGGGAGCCGGTGAAGGCAATCCTTGAGAAGCCCACTACGCGGGGTATCGAATCCAACTGGCGGATGCTGCAAGAGCGCGTGTTGGAAGACCTGCTCCTGTATGATGCGGGCGTGATTGTCAAGAACGACAACCACGATGGCGAACTGGCAGAACTCTACACCCTTCCAGGGCACGAAATCCGGCTCTACCGGAACGAAGACCTGACCATTCCCCAAGCCCCCGAACCCGCCTACGTGTGGGAGGACAAGGGCGTAATCCGTGCCGAGTTTACGTGGGACGAACTGATTTACGTGATGCAGAACCCACAGGAGAACGGGTACGGTATGAGTCCGTTGGAGGCAGCTTCGCACGTCATTGTGGCGGGCATCTACGCGGACGAATACAACATTGACTACTTCAAGAACAGCAACGTGCCCCCAGGCGTTTTCAACTTGGGTGAGGATGTAACCGAAGACCAGCGGGCAATGTTCCGCCAGATGTGGGAACAGGAAGTCCGAGGGCGTGGTGGACTGCACCGCATGATGTTCATTAGCGGGAGCAAGAACCCAGACTTCATCCCGATGAAGATTCACTCCAACCGCGACATGCAGATGATGGACTACGTGAAGTGGACGACCGGAGTGAAGTGTATGGCATACGGACTCTCGCCACAAGACATTGGGCTGGTAATGGACTTCCACCGGACAACGGCGGAGGAACAGCAAATGCTCTCGCAAGCGCGGGGCATCAAGAATGTGCTGCACCTGCTCAAGTCGTACTACAACGATGAGATTGTCAAGAAGGAGTTTGAGTTCAACGATGTGGAGTTTGATTGGCAGAGCACGGACAATACGGATGAGAAAAAGTCATCCGAGATTGACAGCGTGGACATTTCGCGGGGCGTAATTTCCCGTAACGAGCGCCGGAAGAAGCTCGGACTCAAGCCCGTGGATGGTGGGGACATCATCACAAGCGACTCGCAAATGAACCCCATTTCGACCCTCGAAAATGCACAGGAGATGGCAATGGGCGGAGCGACAGGGCAACCTGGTCAGCCCGGCCAACCTGGACAGCCAGGACAGCCTGGACAGGGTGGATTTGGAGGGCAGGGAGGGCAACCAGGCACCCCGCCAGGTGCCCCCCGCGTAGGAGGCGGAGGCCCCCCAGGAAGCCCCGTACAGGGGCAACCAGGCGCACCAGCCAAGCCGCCAGCAGGGGCGGGTGGGTTCCCAGGAGGCACGGAGCGGGAAGTAACCCCTATCAAGCTGGGGAGCAAGCCCGTGGTCAAACTCAGCATCAACCGCCGGAAGCCAATGGGGACGCAGAAAGAGGCGATGGACGGGGTAGTGAACGAATTGAAGACCAAAGGCGTAGACGCCGAAATCAGGATTGGCTTCGATGATTCGCAGGTGTAAACAATCATGGGATGGGAAAACACTCAGGTTCAGTGCCAAGTTTGCGGGGCGTGGTCAACGCTCCCGTCCGACTTCTTTCCAGACGAGGCGAGAAGTCAGATTTACCGAGGCTTACAGTGTCTCAACTGCGACAACGTAACGCTGCTCCTTTACACGCCGAGCCGAGGGGTAGATGTAGTCGAAGCATCTTCGACTTATTCTATGGGCGAACAGATGTTTGGGTACTTCTTTCCGCCATTCGCCAATATGCCAATAGGAATTATCCCCATCGAGGAGATGCGGGCGAGGGTACGGGAAGGCGCAACGAAACAGCGGAAGCCCACCAAACGCAACAAGCGTCGGTGGAAAATTATTTATAAAGGAAAGCTCAGCGACGATGAGAGTCATATTAGACACCCCGACCCCAATAGAAAAACTAAGAAAGACATACAACGATAAAGTAACGTTCATCACCACGACACAGGACTACCCGTTAATTACCGAAATCGAGATGTTAGGTAATTACCTGGGTGGGATGCGAAAGCGTCTAGTGCCCGTGCGCGTGGGGAAGAAGGTGGACAAACTTATCGCCCGCTACGCCAAGCGGTTGAATCGTATTTGGAACCAATACCAAAAGGAACTGGTCAACACACTCAGCCTGGAAGGGCTGAAGAAACTCGCGCCGGAGAACGAGGTGGAGAAAGCAGACGCCCCGACTCTGGCGCAAGTGCTTTCCGAGACAGACCCGACCAGGCAGCAGGTACTACACATGAAGTACCTGAAGGCTCGCCGAGAAAAGCTCATCAAGCCCAAGCTGGAACAGATGAAGCAGGAACTTCAGCGAGCCGCTAAGCCTATGTTTGAGTCCGCTTACTTGCTGGGCAAAGAGCGCGGGCAAATCCTCACGCAGCAGGAGATGGACGACGACCTGAACGACGAGGATGAGGAGCTTCTTGCCGAGAAGGAAGATACGAACGAGGAGTTTGTAGCTATCTTGGTGGCAGACACTTACGACGATTACGAGGAGGCGCTTGGGGGGGAGTACGAGACCGAAGCCGAACTGATGGCAGGGCTTCGGGACGCGCACAAATCCCAGCAGACCAGGTTGGGTAGCTTTGCGGCTACGCTGGGGGCGGCGCTCCTTGCGGCGGGGATGTCCCAGGCAATCCGCGACATTCAGGAAGTGGATGCGGATGGTGAGCCGACCGGAGAAGTGAAGACCGACCCCGAAACCGGAGAACCGCTTGGGGAGGTAGTGGAGGGCGGCTACTGGCACACGCGGACTGACGAGCGGGTGTGTGAGGGATGTGAGGGGAACGATGGTGCATGGATGACCCTAGAGGACTTTCAGGAGGAAGCCAACACCAACGAATGTCTCTCCAACTGCCGGTGCATCGAACTCTTTGAACCGGCTCCTATGCCAACCGACCAGGGCGAAGTGTGGACGGGCACCCCAGGCATAGATAAGATGGTGCAATTGTTTGACCTCATCAAACATTCGCCACACGGAATCTCAAAACACCTTCCAGGCAAGCATGACCAGGCGGAACATTCCCCCACAGGCGCACCCGCGAAGGAGAAACCTGCGGCAACTCCCACAACTGACGCGCCAACGGTGGCGGAGACCAAGCCCGCAGAATCAGGTTTCCTAAGCGAGGAACGATTTAATCCCAGCTTTGTTCAATCCGCTAAGGCGGAGACAGAGAACGCGAAGAAATACCTCGAAGTGAAGGAGCCAATTTCCAGGGAGGCGATTGCCGAGGGATTCAACCGGCACCTTAACCGAGCTTTCGAGGAAAAGATTGCGAGCTATAGGGGAGTGGTAGCGAACAGGCGTGAAATCGTAAATCAAAGAACAGTGGCGTTGGCAGCGGATAAAGCCAAGCTAGAGACCGCCACTGACGAAAATCGCGGTCTCCTTGAGAGTGAGCTTCACTTCGCAGAGCAGAACCTAGCAGAGGACAAAGTACGTCTCCGCAACTCAGAAAATACACTGACCTTCTTGGAGAGCGAAGTGGGGCGGGTAGGTGTCCAGGGAATTGTAGACAAAGCCATTGAGGAGCTTTCAAAAGCCAAAAGTATTGGAGAGCAGAAAGACTTGATGCGGCGTATACATCAAACTGCCGTCGCTGCGACAGGAAAGGCATGGCGAGCTAAGGGAGAGAAGGCGGAACTCCAACGGGAACTGACAGACACTTACTACAGTATTGTAAGAAATCGAAACGCCCAATTTCAAACCTACGAGGAAGATAGTCTCAAGGGGTACATGGAATCGCACAACGCTTCCATTATTCAAGCAACCAGTGAGGAAGGGGACGCCACCTATAAACATACCCGCCGCATGGTTGAGGGTGATGCAACGAAAACCATTCAAGGGCGACCTAATTTTAAGGAAGGGCGCGATTGGATTCTCAATAATTTTAACCCAGCGGTTCTTGCGAGTATGACTACTCCCGTGAAATGGGAAGCCAAGCGCGGTGCTGGTGGGGGACGTTCGTGGTACAGAAGCGCAGACCAGACGATTACCCTTGCCAGGGATGACCGACCAGGGACAATCCCGCATGAGTTTGTCCATCATCTTGAGAGGCAAGTTCCTGAGATTTCCTCGTTCTTTGAGGACTACTACGCGCAGAGAACGGGCACGGAACAGCCCGTAAAAATGTCGAAGATTCGCGGGCATGGCGGGTACGAGTCTTACGAATATACGCGCCCCGACAAGTTTGCAGACGCATACATGGGGCACGTAAACATCATGGCATATGGGAGCGAAAATCGCCGTGGGGGAGAAATCTTTTCCCAGGCGGTTGCGATGCTCTCTACTCCCCAGGACGCTGCCCGACTCTACCGAAAAGACCCTGAGCTATTTGGGATTACCATGTCTGTACTGAAGGGCAACGTCCCGCACCGAACCACCCACAGGGCGGTATCTGGCTAATGCGACTCAACCTCCTATTCGATAATGAAGTCGTCCTGGGTGCCGAGTTTACCGACCCCTTGCAGGGAGCGGTAGCTATTGTCTACGTAAACCCGTCCTTCGAGAACACGATAAAGCAGTGGCTTTCTGAGGAGCAGTTCATCCTCTCCCATGACGAGGAGACGGGCGGGTACGCCGGACGGACAAACGGATTAGACGACATTCGCGCATTTGAGCAGCGTGTTCTGGCGCTGGTGCATGAGATGGGAGATGGCTGGGACTACAAGGTAGTGGGCGACGACGTGGCGAAGCACCTTCCTGGGCAGCATGACCAACTTACCCACGCGAGCGGGAGTGTGGGTCGCCGACCAGAGGAAGCGGCAGGAAGACCGACCATCAAGCCGGACTACGAAACCATGCTCCGCAGTGCAATCTCCAAGCTGAGCACAGATGAGCAGCGGAAGATTCAGGATATTCGGGAGAAGTTGAAGACGACGCAGACTACGAAGCAGCAGTATTATGATGAGGCGACGAAGCAGTACACGCCGGAGCGCCAAGCTCTCCATGACAAGATTGCGGGGGCTATGCTGGCAGAGGGGATGACCCAGGAGCAGCCCACTATGATTCTGACGGGGGGACTCCCTGGCAGCGGCAAGTCGAGCATCACCAGCCAGAAGGACATCAGGGACTTCGTAAAGATTGACTCGGACGCTATCAAGGCACAATTGCCGGAGTACGACGGGTGGAACGCGGCGCTGTTACAGAATGAGGCAGACGACATTATCAGCCGCGTCATGGTTCAGGCGGTGAAAGAACGGAAGAACGTATTGTTTGACGGAACCATGAAGGCGCAGCCGAAGTACAACGCTCTGGTTGACCGCTTCTCCGCGTTCAACTATAAAGTGGGAATCTGGTTTGCGGAGTTGCCGATGGAGAGCGCGATGGATAGGGTTATCTCCCGCTGGCGCGAGACGGGGAGGTTCGTTGACCCGACCTACGTAGCGACCCACAACGGACACAACAAAGAGACATTGGACAGAATCAAGGACGAGGTAGATTTCTACGAGGTCTACGACTCGAACGTGCCATTTGGTGAGCCAGCTAAGTTGAAGGAGCGCGGACATGCCACAGCCGAAGCCCGAAGATAAGCCAGACCCATACCTAAACGACCTGACATCCGAGTTCGTGGATGAGGGGGAGGACGGAACCCTGGACAGTGTACTCGCAGCGTTGGAGGAGGTAGGAGGCGAGGAGGGCGAGGTTTCCAAGCACCTAGAGGGGCAGCACGACCAATCCTCTCACTCTCCTACGGGCGCTCCCGCGAGCGGGCGCGAGGCAGCTTCGCGTATGCCGAAGAACATTGCCAATGCTAAGGCTTACGAAGTTGCCCAGCAGTATGTGAAAAGTAGGGGACTCGCGCCTATAGGCGACCGCGAGAAGGTGACGGTAGACCCCGCCCGTGGACAAAAGATAGCCGAAGCCTACGAACAGATGAAAAGCGACCCTACCGCTACCGAAGTTGTGGCTGCGTACAAGGCGCTGGGTGACGAGGTTCAGGCGCAATACGATATTCTCCCCGCCAAAGTGGAGTGGGCAGGAGCCGACCCGTACAAGTCGTCAAAAGAAATGATGGAGGACGTGGCAACCAACAACCGGCTGCGGGTGTTTACGGGAGGAGAGCCGCACCCGCTCTTGGGCGCGAAGGATAAAGATGGGGTTTCCCTCAATGACAAGTTCCGCGCTGTCCATGACTACTTTGGACATGCTATGCGGGGAAACCAGTTCGGGGCGAGCGGCGAAGAAAATGCGTGGATTTCCCATAGCGAGATGTTCTCTCCTCTGGCACAGCGAGCCATGACCACGGAAACGCGGGGGCAGAACTCCTGGTTTAACTTTTCACGGGGAAATGCCGGTAAGTCCCCGCAAGACCGCAAGTTTGCCGAGCAGAAGGTGGGTATTCTCCCCGATGAGTTCCTTCCGTCGGCGAGGACGAAGCGAGGAGAATCTTCTCCCGTGGAGGAAGATGACCAGAGCCACTACTGCCCACTGCACAGGAATGGGGGCACGGTTGCAAAGCATACGCCTGGGGGACAAGACCACGACCAATCCACGCACAATCCCCACGACTCAGGTGCCGGAGGGAAGCCCGACATCGGGAATGACAGACCCGAAACACCAATTCCCGATACGTTGAGGAGCTTCGACGGCATCAAGAATCACCTAGCCCGTGGCACCAAAATTATTCTCTCCGCCGAGAATCCAAAGGGGCGACGACTGACCAATGACGATAACGACCGGAGGAGTGTTGCTCTCAAGCGGATTTTAGAGAACGACGCGGATGAGATAGTGATGCAGCGGTGGCATGAGGGGGGCAATCCAGTTGAGCGGAGCTACATTGCCACCCCAAAGAATGAGGAATCGCTACAAGGAATTGCTGACCTCGTTCTCAACCCGAAAGAGTTTGACCAGGAATCTATCATCGTAATTCGCAATGGGATTGCCGAGACAAGGTATCAGGACAAGAGACCTTCAACCTACGCGATGGTGGCAGAAGTCAAGGAAGTGCCGGACGCGACCGGATATTACTCCCAGGTAGGCGGCATCCGGTACGTGTTCGACTTCAAATACAAGAGGGAACCCAATGGGTAACATCATCACACCAAAAAAACTTTTGAAAAACGGTAAGGAAACTTGGCAGACCAAGAAGGACAAGAAGGCGACTCAGGCTACCAAGATGGTGCGGACGGGCAAGGAAACTTTCAACATCCACCACGATAACGGGGACATGTTCGAGTGCAAAATAGACCCCACGAAGGTCAAACTCCCTCCTCTGGGAGGCAAAATGTTCCTAAGTGGCTCGGAAATAAGGGCTAAGAACGTGATGTCGAACGCCGACAGGCGTAAGTTGGGCTTGGAACTCGACCCAGACCTGCCGGATTAGGTTAAAAAATGGGGTGTGTAATAGAGAGGTATGGGAGGACATATTTTCATTATGAGCGGAGAAAGAACTTCGATTGACCCGAACAACCCGTTTGCGGGCAACGCTTTTGGCAATCCTGCTGCGCGAGAGGTACTTAGCGCACTCCCAGGCGCGATGGCTGGGCGGGGCGGCGCAACAGACTCGGCGGCCCCAGGAAAACACGTAACCCCTGACCAGATAGACATTTACACCATAATCAACAAGCTAGATGGGGACTTTGTTCGCGGATACCTACTGAAACTTGAGGAGGCAAAGACGCTCCTCAAGACGTACCTCGACCGTTTGGGCGACTTTTCCAGGCGTCTTGAAAAAGGCGATGCGATAACCAGGAAGGTGCTGGGAGAGGACGCCCTGGTTGCCAAGATAGCGGTGCTTGAGGAGACCATTGCAAAACTCAACGCACACGAATTGGCGTCCCTTAAGCGGTTGAGGAATGAGTAACGAACCGTTCTCTTTCAAAAAGTTTGTCGGCGGGTTGAATCCCGTTGACCCCGTGGGTTGGGCTAAATCCATTTCACTCACCCTCCGGTCAGCCATTCTCATAGGGCTAATCCTCGCGGGCTACGGCTACTACCGAGGATACAAAAACCGCCCCGTCCAAGTGGACTTAAAAGATGGCACCGTGATTGAGTTGGTGAATGGGGATAACAAAACTCACAAACTCGAAGCAAAAAGGGGCAAGCTATATTTCGATGGGCAGCTTGTCCGCACGAAAGACGTGAAGGGCCTCAAGCCTTATGGCGTGGAGCTTCATCCCAAATTGATTGCGGGCGTAACTACTTCAGGAAACGCCGCTGCGGGACTTGGACTTGAGGTCGCCCATTTTCAAAAATTGAATCTGGACTTGCTGGCGTTGTACAAGTTCCTGGGCGTTGGCGTGTCTTATGACATCCAACTGGAAAAGCCCGTGGTGATTGACAACACCAGTATCGGTATTGGCATTGGGCGCGACTTCGAGACCAATGAGAACGCCGCAATCATGTATATGGGGATTGAGTTCTAAGGAGGACTTTGTGCCAAATGGCAGACATGCTACGATTTTTTGTTCCCATCGAAAAAGTGGATAAGGAAGCCCGTACCGTATCAGGATGGGCGACCACTGAAACCATTGATAAGCAGGGCGAGATTGTGGACTACGGCGCATCAAAGGCGGCGTTCGCCGAGTGGCGCGGCAACATCCGCGAGATGCACGAACCAAAAGCTGTTGGCAAGTCCCTCGAAGCCCTCGCCGACGACAAAGAGCGGAAGGTTTACGTAAAGGCGCACATTTCCAAAGGCGCAGAAGATACCTGGCAGAAGTGCCTGGACGGTACACTGACAGGTTTTTCCATTGGTGGGCAAACCATTGATAAGATGGTGCAGCTTGTGAAGGACGCAGAGACCAAAGCGGCTCGCACCGTTACACGGATTACGAAGTACCGGCTTAATGAGTTATCGCTTGTGGACAACCCCGCGAACCCTGACGCGCAGTTCCAGTTGGTCAAGATGGATACCGCAACGGGAACGCTCCACCAGACGGCGGTTGTGGAAGACTCCAAGAAGATTGTGATGACGGAGGCACAAGACCATTTGGGTGAGGAAGTTCGGGAGCATCGAGAAAAGGCAGATGGACTTGCAAAGAAAGTGCTGACCGAGCAGGACATATCAAACCTGCCCGATGACGATTTTGGTGTGGTTCGACGGTATAGTTCTCCACAAGGAACAGCAGTTAAGGAACGGCTATTTGCAATGCCGGACAAAGTTCACGCATTTTCAGCGTTGAAGAAAGTTGTGGGGTATCCATTGTCCGACGAGGAACGTGAGGAAGTTCACAAGAAAGCAGCAGGGATTTTAGGTACGTCCCATAAGCAGGACGAATGTACGCTATGCAAAACGCATATCGAAAAGGAAGGTGAAAATACCAAAATGGAGCAAAAGCAACTTGAGGAACTACTGAACAAGGTTGCCGCTCTGGTGCAGCAAGTTGAAACGGTCATCAAGGCGTGGGAAGGTGCCCATGCTCCTGTTGCGGGCGCGAAGGCGACTCCGGCAGAGTCGGGTGCAAATCCGACCAGTGCTCCGGCAGTTAGTCCGTCCGCCCCTGAAAAGACAGGTGCAGCCGATGGCGTCCAGGCGCAAGACCCGAAGGGCGCGTATCCAGCGGAAGGCCCCGTGAAGACGGCAGATGGCAGTCCTACCGAGAAGGCGGACATGTCAAAGCCCGATTCAGCAGGTGTCCAGACGCAGGAGACTCCGGCAGTTCCGGCAGTAGCCGGTAGCCCCTCTGGTGAAGTGAAAGCCAAAGATGGCGAAGGCACAGCATCAAGCCCAGCGAAGGCTGGCGACCCAGGCGACGGTAGTGTGCAGACGCAAGACCCCGCTGGCTCATACCCAGCAGCAGGGCCAGTGAAAGCGGCTGGCGTAGTGGCAGTTACGGAGGATGGGGAGGAAGACAAGGACAAGGATAAGAAACCCATGCCCGCCGCACTCGCAGCAGCTACCGAGAAGACCGACAAACCAGGCGACATCCAGAAGACCGAAGGCACAGATAACGACATGCAGAAGCAAGTTGACTCGCTGAGGAAGCAAGTCGAAGAACTCAGGAAGCAGCCCAAACCCCGAAAGCACTTGGTTGAGAAAACCTACGGTGCTGGCGAGGAAGGAAACTCCGAAGACGCAGAGAAAGAAGCTGCGGAGATTCAGAAGGCTTACGACGAGACGATGACGCTTGTTAAAAGCGGTAAGCCTCTCACCCGCGAGCAGGAAGCTCGGCGTTCATGGGTTGTAAACAAGATGTTGGAAGGCAAGGTAGGAGACATTCGGAAGATTCAGTAAGGCACAGATAGATACGCAGGAACGAAAACCAAAACGCAACACCTAAAAGGAGAAAACAAAAACGAAAATGAGTAACGCACAGTTAATCGAAAATGCCCTTCAGGACTTGCAGAAGGCCATTACGGAAACGGCTGTGTCAGGATTGCTGCTCGTTCGTGAGGACTTACAGGCCGAGATGGCTGTCATGGCTCCCACGGACACTCCGATGCGGAACCGGCTCAACCGGATTCAAGGCAACGGTAAGGCACACTCCTGGTACAAACTGATTCCGACTTCGCAACCGGAAGGTTTGTTCTTGGGTACGCCTCCATCGGCGGGCTTTTTCGCTAATGGTGGTCTGCCTACGGCTACAACTCCGTCCTACAAGCATGTGTCGGCTCCGTATGCTTCACTCGGCGACCTTGCGACGGTCAGCTTTTTTGACCAAATGGCGGGGGGTACGTACACCGACATCAAAAAGCACCAGTTGAAGGTTAAGATGCTCAACGTTGCTCTGATGGAAGAATGGGCCATTATCAACGGGGATTCAGGCGCTAACCCGTTGGCGTTCGATGGACTCCGTGTTCAGATTACCACGAACACGAAGGACAACGCGAACGCGCCCCTCGCTCTTGCTGACCTCGGTTCCATTATGCACACGATTGTCAACAAGGGTGGGAAGCCCCAGGCGGTTGTCTGTAGTTACCGCGAAGCCCAGCGGATTTCGGAGTTGGTGCTTTCAGGTTTCTACCGATTGGTTCAGGCGGGCGCTGGCTCCCTGGCGGACATCTCCGCTGGTGTGTCAGTTACCAAGTGGACTAACGCCTTCGGTGTCGTGGACATCATCGGGTCTCGTTACATCGTCCCGACGGGTGCTCCGGCTGTGGCTGATGTGTTGGTGATTGATGACGTTTCCGTGCTCGAAGATGGGAACGCCGTCCAGATGGTTGACTTGATGCCGCTGAGTGCAGTTGACTTGGCGCTCCTTCAGTCTGCCTACCGGACTCTGGTGGCTGAGTTCACCGTGCTTCAGATGACGGCAGAAGCCTTCCAGGGCAAAATCATCAACGTTGGGCCATAACGTAGGCTGACCAGCGAATACAATTTGTGGTATGGGTGGAGAGGACTAAAAATCCTCTCCACCTTCACCACTCGCACGGTAGGAGAAACGTTTGGCAAACATGATGAACAAGGCTTGGGCAGAGCTAAAGTTATCGGGATTTTTCTATTTCACCAACCAGTGAAACGGGGAGATAAGTGAAACATGAAAATGCTGTTGTGCCCGAAAGGGTATGTGGCAACAAAGGTTAGCTTGAACGGCGCATGGCTTGATGTTCATATTGACATGGTTACGCCGGAGGAGCGCGGCTATACTCTCGTTGATGACACGATAGCTCAAATCCTCCTTCAGCGCCCTGGGTATGAGGCAGTGCCGGAGCGGACGTACCCACGCTCCATCGAGGAGTTGAAGGAGAAGGTAGGCAAGGAACTCCTCGCCATTGGCATTTTACGACAGCAACCCATTGTCCCCGTTGATGTTGCAACATTACCGCCGGACACGCAGCGGCACATCAGGCTGGGGAGAACGGGCGAGAGCCAGGAGGCGCGGCGAGGAACGACCCCACATAAGAATTGGTGGACACGAATCACACAGATTTTTAGGAGACGATAATGGCAATCACCCAAGCCCAACTCAACGGACAACGCACAGAGAAAATCCTGCCGAATGACGGAAGCGGACGAGCAATTCAGGCAATCATGCTCCCCGTGGTCAACGTGACCACCGGAGTCATTGAAGGCTGGATTCCAATGGCGTATACCGTGGACGCAGACGGCAAGGCGATTTTGCACGTCAAAGTCATCCCGTAAGGAGGACTGAGTTTCTACAATGCCAGCACCAACCCCACAATACTATCAGGGGAAGCGGATTCTTCAACACCCCTATGGCGAAAATCAGACGCCCATTCCGCCTCTGTTCGGTGCCATTACTGACCCTGGCACGGGGCTGATTGTTGGCTACCTGCCAATCAAAGCCCTGGACAACGGGGACGGCACCGCCACAATTAAAGTAGACACGGAAATTACCGTCAACGACCCCACCATCAACATTGGCAACATCAAAGTGGGGTCTTCTGATAATCAGACAAGTGGGAACCGCTGGCTCCGTGTGGAAGGGGATGGAACGGTTCATGTCATCGTTGACTCCCTCCCCATTCAAACTACGGACGTTGCAATGTGGGGCGGGACTCCGGTTACGGGCGCGGACATTACGCCCAACATTCTCAATCTTGATGTGCTGCTTTCCACTAGGGCATCCGAAGCTACCCTTCTGGCGCTTGCAGCTTCCGTAGCCTCAATTGATACTGATATTGACACCCCACTTTCATCCCGTGCCTCGGAAGCCACTCTCGCCGCGTTCTTAGCAGCGTTCAACTTGGAAGATTTTGCAACACAGACGACGCTTCTCACCAGGTTAGCAGACGCGACCTTTACTTCTCGAATCAACACCCTGGGGCAGAAGACAATGGCAACGTCTACGCCCGTTGTGTTGCCTTCTGACCAGTCGCCTATTGATGTGAATATCATATCAACTCCTGGTGGTGAGGCGGCTGATGCAGGACAACTTTTTGCGGGGGCAAATCCCACTATCAATCTTACTTCCGCAGGAAGCGAACAGGCATATATGCTAATTCGCAATCCGGCAGCAAGCGGAAAGGTCGTCAAAATCAAGCGGTTTGTGCTGTCGGCGATGACGTTGAATAAGGCGGTGGCATACTTCATCTATTTCGCCCCAACTGTAACGGCGAATGGGACAGCGGTTTCGGGTTTCAGTACGACCGCCGGAGTAGCAACTGTTCCCGTAGCACTAATAACTACCCTGCCAACTGTAACTGCATTTGGCAATCGGATAATTAGCTCATCAGCATCCAACGGTAGCACCGTGATTCTTGATGAGGAGTTTGCGATTCGGATTCCCGCAAACACATCCCTTTTGATTACGGTGATTCCGCAGACGACCAACACGGATACGACCATAGCTGTTTTGTGGGCGGAGGTATAAACAATGCTTCCAAACTTTTCTGACCAACTGTATATTGGTTCACTGCTCGTCCAGATTCCCGCAGGACAATCCTCGGCAACTACCGATAAGAGTTTTGCGTTTGGGACAAAGCCCGTTGGCGCAATCGTGATTGTGGCGGACTGTAAATATGGAGACGTGGGTAAGCTCGAAGTCATCCACCCCCAGGCGGGCGTTGTAGGGGAACTCGGAACCGTCCACTTGCCGGAGGGACAGCGAGATATTACCGTTGCCAACCTGAACCCGAACACGGAAGTTCCTGTCGGACTATCTTATCGGTTCACGTTGACGGCAGTGGACACCAACGGTAGAAACATAATCCTTTGGCTACTGGTGAAGAAATAATGGCGCTTTCCTACTTGTACGCCAAAAAGGACGACGTGAAGAAGCACATGCTGGGGCTGGACATCAGCGACCTCCCAAGCTCCCTGGACGCGGCAATCGAATCCAAGTACCTAGTCTGGGCACAGCGCGACATAGACACCTATTGTGGACAGAACTTCGACCAGACGGTAACTGAGGAGTATTACGATGGTAGCGGAACCAACATGCTCATACTGCGCCGCCGCCCCGTTCGAGAGATTTTGCGTATTCGCCTAGACATCATCCCTCCCGTTGAGTGGGTGCGATTCAAGCGGTGGTTTTATATTCAAACTCAAACACGGACGGGCATCACGGTTGCTCGCGCAGGAGGGGTTGAACCCGCGCCAGTTACTTCTGAGCCGCCATACGTATTTCCCGCCGGTCTGGGATTCATCACTGAGGACTCTAATCCTGTGAACCAGACTGCTACCTTTTCCAATACAGATACACAATATGAGCGGGTTGACCTCCTGGTAAATTGCGAGATGGGGATGTTGCAGATTCCGGCGCGAGTGCTGTTCATGGAAGGACAGGCAACACCGTTCTGGAATTATACCTGGCTCCGAGGAAACGGGAACGTGCGAATCAAGTATTCCTATGGGTACACCGACCCCGCAACCACGGACAACCTCATTGGTGGCCCAGGAAACCTGCCCCCCGAAATCACAGATGCGGCGGCAATGTGGGCATGTAAGTATATCTTGATGGACAAGGCGGTAACGATGGGGGCAGGGGCAAAATCCCTGTCAGTGGACGGCGTGAGCCGGTCGTTTGGTGAAATGCCTTACGAGGGCGTAATCAAGATGCTGGACGAGCGGGCAAAATCCATCATGTATCGTTACAAAATGCTTGGTGTATAAATGGCAAAGACCGTTTCACACATCACCCTGCAAGGGGACATACTCACAATCTACTATACGGATTCCGAAGACCCGTCAGTTGACGAGCGGGCAGCAATCATTCGGTGGAAGAAGCACCCAAAGGTCATAAAATTAGTACAGGGGTTCTTTCAACTCATCGGTGAATACTTTTTAACTGAGAACAAAAGTTTAGATGCTCTGGCGGATGAGCAAATTGACGACCTGCTCCGACGGTTGGTACAAGAGGAACCGCCCGCGAGCTAGGGTCGCTGAAAAATGCAGGAATAGGAACTACGTATGAAACTTGAGTCCTGAAGGAGAACATGACACATGGCAGTGTTAAAAGGCGGTACAGTAGCGGCAGCATCGCTAACGTTTAAGCGGGAAGTTCCGTCAGGCGTGGTAGACGGAGTGAACATGGCGTTCAATACGTCCATTGCGTACCAAGCTGGAACACTGATGGTATTCCTCAACGGAATTGCGTTGACTCCGACAGACGACTTTTCTGAGGGCGGGGGAACTTTGCTCACGCTCGTTAGTGCCCCAAGCAATACCGGCGGATACACGGACAAACTTCTTGTAACGTTCTTGGTGTAAAATGACGAAGAACATTGCTGAGCAGATATTCCTCAACATGCTTGAGGAAATGAAACTGGTGCTCGACCTGGGAGAATACAAGTTGGGAGCCGACAAGAAGGCGTACACCTATTTCAAGCGGGTTGTGATGGACATTTTCTATGACAGCACCAGGAAGCTCCTGGTAACTATGGAGAAGGACGGCAAGATTACGCAGTGTAAGTGTGATGCAAACCTGAGACATGGCTATACCCAATGCCCGCAGTGTCATGGGGCGGGCTATGTAAATGTGAAAGATTCCGAGCAGAAAGCTCGCAAGTAAGTGAAGAAAAACTAAAGGGAGGAGAAACACATAAATGGCTATTACACAGATTCGTGGCGCACAGGTTCTTGACCTGACAATCACATCAGCGGACTTAGCGGCTGATTCGGTTATCACGTCAAAGATTCTGGACGCCAATGTTACGTTGGCAAAGCTGGCAGCGAACTCGGTTGACAGTTCCAAGATTGTTGACTTGTCAATCGCGTCGGCGGATATTGCTGCTGATGCGATTATCACGTCGAAGATTTTGGACGCCAATGTTACGCTGGCTAAATTAGCAGCGAACTCGGTTGACTCGTCAAAAATCGTTGACTTGTCCATTGTGGCGGCTGACTTGGCTTCGGACTCGGTTATTACGTCGAAGATTCTTGATGCCAATGTTACGCTGGCAAAGCTCGCATCGGACTCGGTGAACTCGTCAAAGATTGTTGACCTGTCCATTGCAACGGTAGACCTCGGACACGGAATTGTTACCGTGGAGAAGTTGTCTGACCTCCGCGTTACGCAGGGCACGGGTGCTCTGGCAGTGGACGTGGCGGCAGGGTTTGTCCGTGATGACAATGTGGTAACTACGGTTGCTGCAACGGATGAACTTGCGGTTACAAACACGGCAACGAACTACGTTGAGGTAACAGGCGTAGGGGTGGTTTCCACCAACACCGTTGGCTTTACCACCGGACGTATCCCGTTGGCAGAGGTTGTGGCTGCTGGCGGTGTCATTACGGCCATCAACGACAAGAGGGCGTGGCTCGTTACCACTGAAGGTACGGCAACGCTGACCAACTCGAACTTCGTTGACAACGCTCAGCGGTACGGTGCGACGACTAACGGCATTGCAGGAGACCTGGACGGCGTGGATACAACCTACGTCCTTGACTTCTCTCCCAGCCCTGCTGCAAGTTTGGCGCTGTACCTGAACGGTATTCGGCAGTTGTCTGGCGCGGGGAATGACTACACGCTGTCGGCTGCTACGATTACCTTTGCGGTGGCTCCGGTGTCTACCGACCACCTTGTAGCGGACTACCGAAAGGCGTAATTTGAACTTGAATAACTAATGGAATGGGAGTAGGGGTTTAACCGCCCCTACTCCCTGACCTGAAAGGTGAAATGAAACGGTCAGGACAGGCAGTAGATGTAGTCCCGCCTGTGGAACCAAAAGTCCCACAGACGGTTGAGCAGCAGATGTTAGCAGAAGCCGTTGCCACATTCGATATGTTCAAGAAGGATGAGGCAACGCTGATGACCGCAATCAAGGCGCGGAGCGAGCAGGTTAGTGCGCTGCAACAGGAGCAGAACCAAGATATTGAACACTTGCTCCGTGTCAAGGGCGCACTGTCGGCGCTCCAACACCTTGTTACGGTCTATAAAGACAAGATTCAAAAGGCGCGAGCAGCGCAGGGAGAATAACCAATGCCGCGAACAGAAGTACGGGCGGAACAGATTAAGGATGAAACAATCCTTATTGATGACTTGCGGGATTTTGCCCCCGAAGATGGTGGTGGGCTAAATCTTACCGTCCGCGCCGGTCGCATCCGAAACGACAACACGATTACCGATAAAACACAGCAAACGGTAGCCCTGACGCTCAGCACCACAAACTATGTGGAGATTGACAGCGTAGGTGTAGCAACTGCAAACCTTGTTGGCTTCACGACCGGAAAACTCGCGGTTGCGACCGTTGTAACTGGCGTTGCCAGCATCACCACCATTACGGACAAGCGCACCTGGGTAGCAGCGGCGGGGTCTGGTGGTGGGATAAGCGGTTCTGGTACGACAAACCGCCTGGCACGGTTTACCGGCTCTACGGCAATCGGGGATGCCCAGATTAGCCAACACGCTACTACTGGCGCACTTACATTTTTGAAGGGCGTTGCTCCGACTGCCGCGAACCTGACAGACGGCGCAAATATCGCCACGGACGCCTCATTAGGAAGCGAGTTCCGTGTAACGCTGGCAGGGAACCGGACGCTTGACAACCCGACGAACCCCACGGACGCGCAGCGGGCAGTGTGGCGATTCAAGCAGGATGCAACAGGTAGCCGGACAATCACATTGGGAAGCAAGTTTCGGCTGGGGGCAGACATCTCAGCAGTTACACTGTCAACCACCGCAAACAAGATTGATTACATGGGCGCAATCTACAATCTCACGGACGACAAGTGGGATGTGGTGGCGTTCGTGACAGGATACGGAGGCTAATATGGCGATTTCTTCTGGACTACAGGCTACGTGCGATGCGAAGGTAGACGACCTGGTTACACAGTTGTCTACACTTCAGACTACCTACAAGACGACCAACGGGAAGTATTGGCAAGGATTAGCTTGCCCAATGACTATGCCCGCCGACGGCGCTACCGTGGCGTCTACGCCTACCGTCATACCGTCAGACCAGGCTAGGGTGCAAATCAACAGCGTGTGGTATGGGGGCGACTGGAATCATGTA